GATATGGTTCGAGTAATGAACATGATGCCATGGGAGAAAATGATATGAAAAAAGATGAACTGGTAAAGAAGCTGGTAAACCTTTCACGTGGTATGGAAAGTGTGGATTCCATTATGGAATTTCTTCGAGAACAATCCATAAAATTTGAAGAAGTTTTAGAAGAGGAAGTCATTAAATTTCCAGCTATGTTCATTGCCCATACACCTAGTGGACAATTGAAATGTTGCCACGATCATGCTAAACAAGCCGAAACATTGTATGGTGCTTTGGGGTGCCATGTGTATATTGAATCTGTTTTTGAAGTAATCGGTGAATGTGTAAATTGTGTGAATGAGTACAAGAAGCAGGGGGGAACGTAATGCCGTACAGTTTCTTGGTAGTGGATTGTTCCTCTCTTTGCTACAGCAGAGCTTTCACCATGAAAGGGTTACGTACGGACGAAGTAGAGACGGGAGTAATATTCGGATTCCTCAGTGACATTCTACTCCTGTCGGAAAGGTTTAAAACCAATAAATTTGTGTTTTGTTGGGATAGTAAGGGATCTCACAGGAAGAAAATATTTCCAGAGTACAAGGAAAAGAGAAGTAAGAAGAAAGAAGATCCGGCAATAATGAAAGTATTCATGGCTATATTCACTCAGATGGCCAAGCTACAATATGAGATATTACCGTCTATTGGATTCAGTAATAACTTTTCCTATGATGGATTTGAAGCCGATGATATAATTGCTGACTTAGTTTCCGCTTATGAAAATTGTCTGATGGTTACAAAGGATGAAGATATGTTTCAGCTATTGGATGTAGCCGATATGTGGAAGCCCTCTGTTGACGAACTATGGACAAAAGATAAGTTCCTCAAAGCGTATGGAATACCTCCTATAAAGTGGATACAGGTGAAGGCTATTGGTGGTTGTACATCGGATGAGGTTCCTGGTATTGCAGGGGTAGCAGAAAAAACTGCCATAAAGTATCTGAAAAAAGAACTAAAGGTGGGACTAAAAGCCTACCAGGATATAAAAAAAGGAACGGATATAATAAAAAGGAATCTGAAATTGGTGGCACTTCCTTTTGAAGGAACACCAGAATCCACTATTGTAAAGAATAGCTTCAGCATACACGAATTTGAAAAGGTATGTACAAAATACTGGTTGGATTCCTTTACATCTAAAATAGGAATGCGAAGATGGGAAACCCTTTTTGCAAGGAGATTGCAATAATGGATCAGAAGATAATTAAAACATCTGGACCGGAATATGTTCATGGTCCTAGTCGTGGATTTTGTTATGATGGAATGGGTTTGAATGATTGTTCATTTTGGCAACATGGTAAAAATTCCCCTGATGGGAAGAGCAGGTGCATGTTGTTTGGTGGTGGTATAGAAAAGAATGGTAGTGAATCATTAAGGATATGTGATAGGATTTTCGGTATAGATTTTACTGGAGAAATATAATGTTTGGTTACGTGGTACCTGATCCAGAACATATAGATATAAACGGAGCAAATATATGTATGGATGATTTTGGTAATCTGTATTTGCGGTGTCATCCAGATCTACTTGAAAAGGTATTGGATGGTATAGAACAATCACAAGGAATAAAATTATTGGTAATAGAAAAAGATGAGTGGGAAAAAGAGAATAAGCGTTTCTTCAGCAAAGGCTAAGGGCCGGCGGCTGCAACAAGTGGTTGCAGAAAAGATTTCCAAACTTACAGGTATACCTTTTGGCAAGGATGAACTGATTGAATCCAGAGAGATGGGACAGGCAGGGGTGGATGTCAAACTCATAGGGGAAGCACGGGAAAAGTTCCCCTACAGTGTAGAATGTAAAGCCCAAGAAACTTGGTCAATTCATTCCTGGATAGAACAAGCTCAGTCCAATATAATGCCTGGGACAGAATGGTTATTGGTTTGCAAGAAGTCTGGTAAATCACCTGTAGCTGTAATGGATCTGGATACTTTTTTCCGTCTATTAAAAGAAAGACCTTCATTTACATCTAAACCAAAACCAGTATTCACACAAAAATCAAAATTCAAAAGGAAATGAGGAATATATGGGACTGCAATCTGTAAAGGAAAAGTTGGATACCATTGAAGCGGTTAGCTCAACGAATGACAAAAAGGATCTGTTGAAGAGATACCTTATTGATCCATTGTTCCGTAGAGTGGTTGCTCTGGCCTATAGCCAAGGGTATACCTTCAATGTGAATGATGCCACTTATGTTGAATCAGATAATCCCAATGATTCTGTTGAAGAGATATTCAAATATTTGGATTATCTGAGAGAAAAGAACGGAGCAACCAACGATGAAAAATATACCCTCAACTACCTTGCCAGTATCAACAAGGATACGGTTGAAGTTGTACGAAGAATAGTTACAAAGGATTTGCGAGCAGGTTTCTCCACAAAATTGATTGAGAGTGTGGCTTCCGGTATAGTATACCGTATACCATACCAGAGATGTTCTAACTATGATGTTGCCCGTAACATAACCTATCCAGCTATTATACAAAAGAAGGCTGACGGTATGTTTGTATATGGTATGCCGTGGAAAGAAAATATGTTTCAGACCAGACAGGGAAGCACTTTCCATATATATGGAAGACTAAGAAAACAACTGACAGAAATATTCGGTACTGAAACCGTAATTGTTGGTGAGCTTCAAGTGCTGGATGAAAATATGGATAAGGTTCTCGACAGAAAAACGGGAAACGGGTTACTCAACTCTTACATCCAAGGTACAGGAGATGAAAGAATTGCCGATAGAATAATTTACGATATATGGTCAGCAATCCCTTATACCGCTTTCCTTTTGAAATTTTACAATGTACCATACTCTTCTGTGTTTACATCATTACAGGATAAGATAGACAAGTGGAACGATTGGAACTTTCCAGATTCTATCGGTCCTATAAATATAGTCCCGTTTGAGATAGTCCATAATTTGGAAGAAGCAAGAAAATTCTATTTCAAAATGCGGAAGAGCAGGTTTGAAGGAGCCATCCTGAAAGATTTCTCTGAAGTATGGGAAGATAAAACCAGTAGAAAATTTGTAAAGATGAAAAACAGGGTAGAAGCGGAATTTGAAATTGTTGGTGCATACAAAGGAGCCAATAACAAAAAATTCTCTGCTTTATTGGGTGGACTAACCATAGCAACTTCCGATAGAGGAATCGTCACTAATGTCGGTACAGGTTTCTCTCAAAAGGATAGAGAAAAAGGAGTGGATTGGTGGAATGATAAAATTGGAATGATTGTTTCCGTATCTTTTGAATCCGTTATAGAGGATAAAACGGAAAGAGAGACAAGTAAGCTGTACATTCCAGCATTTGAAGAGGCCAGATTCCATGATAAGGATACAGCAGATACAACGGAGTATTGTATTGGTATATGTAATCCAGAAAATTATGTTCTTAGGAAAAAATTGGTGAAGAAATGATTGTTATACTGATAAATGGAGTGTCCCTATCTGGAAAAGATACATTTGTCCGTTTGGTAAAGGAGGAAGTTCGTGATAAAAAACTGGGACTTCTTGTTTCCAGTATATCCACTATAGATCCCATAAAAGATATATACTCTGATTTCTTTGGATGGGATGGTGAAAAAACTAATAGGGATCGGAAAAATCTCAATGTCCTAAAAAATGTATGGGTAGAAGTGTCTAACGGTCCAGTTAAATATGCAGAACGTATATTGAAAAGTCTGGACAATAACACCTGGAATGATTTAGTATTCATAATGGTACGGGAATACTCAGAAATGATTTCATTACAATCCATGGTAAATTACAATAGATGGAAGTGTCTTACCCTATGTGTACAAAGGGATGGTATACCAATACCTCCTATAGAGCAAGAGTTTCTGGACGGCCATCCATCTGATTACGAGTATGATGTGTACGTGTTCAATCCTACTGTAGACACATATCCGGATGTACCAAAATTGAAGGATTTTGCTGAATTTTTCTGTAAGTCCATGCTAACGTACGGAGAAAAATAATGACAATAAAAACTATTGAAGGGGCTGGATGGGAGAACTATGAATACTTCTCTGTAGATCTATCCACTGGTACAAATACTATCATAGGAAAATCACATGCAGGTAAGAGTTCCATAGTCCGAGCATTAAACTGGGTACTGGAAAATAGACCGAAGGGAACTCCTTTCTTCCCACACAATGTAAAGAAACCTGAAACGGAAATATCCATACAGTTTTCTGATGGTAAAGGGGTTGTACGGAAAAGGAACAGTACGGAGAACCACTATGATATAGATGGTAATATTTTCTCTGCCTTGCGTACTGACGTTCCACAAGAGGTAAGGGACATAACACAAATCACGGATGTTAATGTCCAGGTACAAAAGGATGTCCATTTCTTCTTGACAGAAACACCAGGCAAAAGAGCAAAGAAGTTGAATGAGGTAGCCAACCTCGAAGAGATGGATTATGCCACAGAGATAATAAATTCCACAATCTCTGAGATTGAATCCAAGTACAAGCACACCAATACCGAATTAAAAAAGCATGAGGATAAGAAAAAGGAATTATCTTGGGTTCCTAAAGCCATAACTTTCGTGGATGATCTAGAAGAACTATCAGAAGATATCCGTAAAAAAGAAAAACATTACCAAGAAGTGTATGCTCTGTATGATTCTTTAGAAAAATTAATGGACAAGAGGGATGCCAATATCTACGACCCAAAAGCAATGAAAGAGGTTATTGGTTTACTAAATCTCTCTGATGAAATCTTGGATGCAAAGAGAGAATCTAAGCAACTCTCATTGCTTGCGGATATGCTCGGTAAACTTCAAAACAGGGAAAAGAGTATTACCCTACCTGCACCCCTACGATTGAAGAAATTAGAGGCAATTACCGCTGAAATTGAGGGCATCAAGAGGAAGAGGTTAGCTATTAACAAAGCTGCAAACAGTTTAACCGAACAAAAGAAACTTTTAACC